CTCCACTTCGCGAAGCAGGCGAACTTCCTAAGAAAGTTGTCTCAAAGGGACACGAAATTGCGAAGTCTCTAATTCGTCACAAGACAAAAGTTGATAACCCATATGCAGTTGGAATGGCTGCAGCTAAGAAATCAGCTGGTATCAAAGACTAAATAGGTAACATAAGAAAGGAGTGCAAATTATGGCACAATGGACAATGACAGATAACGCTAACGGCGCACCAAGCTGGGCAAATACTACGCTCAACCTTGCTCAGAATAGAAATGAGCTTTTTGGTAATACAACAATAGGTGCTTTCCGCGCGAATATTGCATACGGAACATTTGGTGTTTCAACTTCAGAAATGGCTTATGCTAATACAGCTGCTACTGAAGCTGACAATATTACACATGCTGGTTGGGTTCTTCGCACACAGGGACAAGGCGGTCGTGCAGGTCGTATATTCTATGAAACACTTGTCGCGGCTTCTTCAATCGCTAATGACGCTGGCGGTGGTGGTGAGCCTCTGGACGATTCAAATCTCCCAGAATAATAAGATCGGAGTCGCTAAATGGCTGACAAGAAAGTATCTCAACTTGATTCGTTGACGACCACAGCGGCTCCAGATCTGCTGATGATTGTTGATGATCCTAATGGAACACCAGTATCGAAGAAGATTACTATCAAGAATCTCTTCGGTGCTGTTCCAGCGAATACAGTATTCAGTGCGAACGTAACTGTAAGTGGTAATAGAGTTCAACTTGCGTCGAACGTAAATGTTACAAAGACACTTACCGCAAATACAGTAAAGATTACATTTGGTTCTGCACCATCAACAAATAATGCAACAACTGAAGGTTGGACTGTAGGACAAATGCGTTTTACAAATAATCACATTTATATCGCTGTAAATGCAACAACAATCAAGCGCGTAGCTTTGAGTGTATTCTGATGAGTATAGAAGTAACGGGATATGTCGCAGCTAAGACCGCCTCCGCAGTCGGCGGACTATTTGGAGGCCTGTCTATGTTCGCATTCATGAGACCAAAAACAATTTTAGATGCCACCGTTCGCGGTGGTGTTTGTACCGGAGCCGCAATTATATTCTCGCCGATTCTTTGTGATTGGCTAGATACAAAGCATAGTGTAGATCATCTTCTTGCATCTGGTGCATTTATTGGGTTTATAACGTGGGGCGTGCTATCTATGACTGCACGCTTTTTCATTAAAGCAGAAGCGAACAATACAGATATCGTAGAGGTCGCTAAAGAACTAAAAAAGTGAAATGAAGGGTAACTTGGACGATAACAATTTCTTTCTTTATGCTGCACATCATTATCTAAATCCATGTGTTGACGAACTAGAGTTTCAAGAAGATTTGGCTAGAATCAAAAATCTTCGCAGACTCTTTAGTCGATATGAGCGTAAAGGCGAACTAAAAGAAAGATTGATTCTGAATCATCTTATGATTCTTTACAATGTGTTTGAGCATCGTGCGCTTACGCGTATGCTGGCTTTTAGACTTTACGATTATCTTCCGATACTAAAACCTTTTCTTATGTTATTGAACTATTGGCCTGATAGAATAGATAATATTGGACCGTATAGCGAAACAATTAGATCAAACGATGTTATGATGGACATGCGAGTCGTAGAAGTTCTGAGGAAAATCTGATGCGCAATCTAAACGAAGACGAAGGTGGTGTTCCAGCAAATCATGCTGGTCCAGCTACAAGTACATCAGATGTACATTGGAGTCAGCGTCAACCACGGATTGGACCTAAAGGCAAACTAAGAAAGTATGGGCAGCCTATGATCTTCAAGGCTGTTGTTCGTCGTAAGCCAGTTACAGAGCAACTACATAATCCACCTATGAAAAAGGTGTATTATAAAATTTTGAAAAAGAAAGTTCCTGCGGTAAGCCGCACGAGTTCTATGGGAGGTGGTAGTGATGGATCCGGTGGAAATGGAGGCGAACAAGTCCAACGCGAGTCTATTGTTAAAGCAGACGGTGGATTCCGCCTTGTCTCGAAGAAATCGGGAAAAAACCTCGGAACGTATCCTACGCGCGCGGGCGCAGAGAGAAGAGAGCGTCAAGTCCAGTTCTTCAAACACAAAGGGTAAGACTATGGGATTGGGTATTAAGATTGCGATTGCAGCCATTTTGTTTTCAGTTATCTCAGGCGGATACTTCTATATCGAAGCTCTACAGGGTAAGCTAGAAGCAGCAGCTGAAGTTCAGCAACGTATGGAAGGCGTTATCAATCAGCAAAAGCTGGTTATGGAAAAGAACGCTGAAGATATGCGCAAGATGCAAGCTATCAATGCCGATGTTGCTGAAAAGGCAACAAGAGCACAGCAAGAGGTAGCTGCCCTCAATAGTAAGTTCTCACGCTTCGATAGTCTATCGAAGGCTCCTCCATCAGACACAGAAGTTCGCGTCAATCGTGGTACAAAAGATGCTTTACGTTGCAACGAGATTGTAACAGGTTCACGCTTGACATCTGATGAGATATCTGGTAAAGTAAAGAATAATATTTGTCCCGATCTAATTGCAAGCAAGATTCCACCAAAGACGGAGGCTTCGAAATGAGAATTGTTGGTATTGCCCTTCTTGCTGGACTTCTTGCCGGCTGTAACGAAACAACCAAAGTTTACGACAAGCCAGTATTGGTCGATCGGGCAGAGCTTATTCTACCGCCAGTCCAGCCAGTCATTCAGAATGACATGAAGTGGATTGTTATTACTCCTGAGAACTTTCAACAGAAGTCTGCCGAACTAAGCGCAAAAGGCAATGTTGTATTCTTCGCACTTACATCTCAAGGCTATCAGGCATTGAGCATGAACATTGCTGAAATGCGTAAGTACATCCAACAACAGAATGCTGTAATTGCGGCTTACAAAGAATATTATAAGAACGAAGAACCTAAGGCTAAGGAAGAATAGACTTGACAAACTTCGTGATTTTGATTATTATGAACCTATGTCTATTATCACTGACCATAAGTATGCACAAATGATTTCCCACAAGCTTCTGCTTTTCAAGCGGAAGTCTGATCGGGTATACAACTTTCGCTGTCCATTCTGTGGCGACTCCCAGAAAAACAAACTAAAAGCACGTGGCTATCTCTTCGAGAAGTCTGGCGGGCTCATTTACAAGTGTCATAATTGCGATGTCGGTACTAATCTTGGTAAACTTATTGATCTCGTTGATCCTGGTCTTGCCAAAGCGTACAGACTAGAATCATATAAAGATCGTGTGGCAGCGAATACCACAAACGATAATTTCATTATTCCAAAAATAGAAATCGAACAACCGCCGATTATTCTGGACGAGATGTTGTCGCGTGTCGATAAACTACCAGAACATCATCGTGCTGTTGAATATGTCAAGTCTCGTAGTATTCCAAAAGAACGTTGGAAAGACTTATACTATGCACGAGACTTCAAGGTACTCGAAGCGTTGAATCCAGCCTATGAGGGGCGTCTGGTATCAGACGAACGGCTTGTGATTCCGTTTCGACGCGAGGATGGGTTGCTCACAGGCGTTACAGGTCGCGCCATGGGCAACTCATCCTTGCGATACGCCACAATTAGAATTACAGATGATCCTTTGATCTATGGCTTGGATCGTGTAAAACGTGGCAAAACTATATACGTTACAGAGGGTCCAATTGATAGTATGTTTATTGATAATGCTATCGCTGCTGGCGGAACAGACTTTGCCCGAGCCCTATATAATATCTCTGGTGAGAATGCAGTTTTGATCTTTGATAATCAACCGCGCAACAAGCAAGTTGTAAAGCGTGTTGAATCCTTCGCTCAACGAGGACACTCTATGGTAATTTGGAATTCATCATGGACTTACAAAGATATCAATGATGCAATTTTATCTGGACTAAGCAGTTCTCAAGTTGAGTATCTACTAAATAAGTCCACGCATAAAGGGCTCGCCCTCAAGCTGGCTATCCGAGATTGGAAAAAGTGTTGACGCAGACGCAATGTTTGCGAACGGTATCATATTGTCTCAAGAAGAAAATTACGGAGTAACTTATGTCAAATTCACTTCCTACACTTTATCAGCAGTTCATTCATCTTTCGCGTTACTCCAGATATCTATGGGATGAAGGCCGCCGAGAAAGCTGGGAAGAAACAATTGGACGCTTCTTCGATTTCTTCGAAGGTCATCTGAAGGAACAACACAACTACGACATCAAGAAAGTTCGCAAGGAACTTGAAGAAGCTGTTCTGTCACAGAAGGTTATGCCTTCTATGCGTTGCGTCATGACTGCTGGTGAAGCACTCAAGCGCGAGAATGTTGCTGCTTATAACTGCTCGTATGTTGCAGTCAATAGTCCACGTTCGTTCGATGAGATTCTATACATTCTTATGAACGGAACTGGTGTTGGTTTCTCTGTCGAATCAAAAGATGTCGAACAGCTTCCTATTATCGCAGAAGATTTTCATCCTTCAGAAACCACAATCGCTGTAGCTGACTCAAAGCTCGGTTGGGCTAAGGCTCTCAAAGAACTCATTCATCTTCTCTATTCTGGACAGATTCCAAAGTGGGATTTGTCAAAGATTCGTCCAGCAGGAACCCCACTCAAGACTTTCGGTGGTCGTGCTTCTGGTCCAGAGCCGCTTGATGCTCTATTCAAGTTCTGCATTGATATCTTCAAGAAGGCTGCTGGTCGTCGTCTAAACACGTTGGAGTGCCATGACATTGTATGTAAAATCGCTGATATTGTTGTTGTGGGTGGCGTTCGTCGTTCTGCTCTTATTTCTCTTTCAGATTTGAACGACGACCGTATGCGTACAGCTAAGTCTGGTCAGTGGTGGCTGGACGAGTCACAGCGTGCGCTTGCTAACAACTCCGCTGTCTATAAAGAAAAGCCTGATATGGGTCTATTCATGGAAGAGTGGAAATCTCTCTATGAATCAAAGTCTGGTGAGCGTGGTATCTTCAATCGTGCGAGCGCGAAGGCTACAGTTGTCAAGCATGGTCGTCGTAATCCAGATTATGATTTCGGTACGAATCCATGTTCGGAAATTATTCTACGCGACAAAGAATTCTGCAATCTTTCGGAAGTTGTTGTTCGTTCGACAGACTCAATGGAAGACCTGAAGCAGAAAGTTCGTCTTGCTGCAATTCTCGGAACATGGCAGTCAACACTTACCAACTTCAAGTATCTTTCTTCGTCGTGGAAGAAGAACTGCGAAGAAGAACGTTTGCTCGGTGTCTCAATGACAGGAATCATGGACAACGATCTTACCAACGGAAAAACTCCAGGACTTGCAGAAAGATTGCAAGAACTGCGAGCTGTGGCTGTTGACACAAACGCAAAGCTCGCAGCAGAGATCGGAATTCCACAATCTGCTGCAGTTACTTGCGTCAAGCCGTCTGGCACTGTTAGCCAGCTTACTGATGCAGCTTCTGGTATTCATGCTCGTCATAATCCATATTATATCAGAACTGTACGAGCAGACAAGAAAGACCCGCTTGCCGCACTCATGATCGACGCTGGTGTCCCAGTCGAAGATTGTGTCATGCGTCCGAACAATGTCTACGTATTCTCGTTCCCAATGAAGGCTCCAGAGAATGCAGTATTCCGCACGGACATGAGTGCAATTGAACAGCTTGAACTCTGGGTCACTTACCAAGACAATTGGTGTGAGCATAAGCCATCTGTCACTATCTCTGTCAAGGAACACGAGTGGCTCGACGTTGGTGCTTGGGTTTACAATCACTTCGACAAGATGTCTGGCGTTTCGTTTCTTCCGTTCAGCGAGCATGTCTATAAGCAAGCTCCTTATCAGGATTGCTCGAAGGAAGAATACGAAGCCGCTGCAGCGCTTATGCCAAAATCAATTGACTGGTCGCGACTCAAAGATTATGAAAAGACCGATACGACAACAGGGGCGCAGGAACTTGCTTGCGTTGCGGGCGGTTGTGAGGTTTGATTATGACCGAGAAGGATTTGTCTTGCCCTTGCGGGGAATACGACTATACGGTCATTTATGAAAAGCGTGGAAAAAAAGCAACTCCTCAGTTCTGTCCCTTTTGTGGGGCAGACGCTGAGGAGGACAAGATAGAAGAGTTGGAAGAGGACGATGACGAATGATGACTACAAGCGAGGTTATCGCGAGGGGTATCAAGACGGCATGGATGCTGCAAGAAAACTACTTGATCCATACCTTCCAATTGCTCCAGTCTTGCCAACAGTTCAATCACGCACTTGCAGAGTCTGCGGCATCGATCTTTCTAAAGCCACTGGATATGTCTGTTATAACGGATCTTGTCCCTCCCGTGTGGTGTGGAAAAGCTCCGAAGTAAAATAACTATATAAGTCCATGAGTTATGAAAATCCATGGACTTACAACGGAAAGGCGTTCGACAGTGAAGATATCGGGGATGCGTATGGCTTCGTATATCTTATCACAACGCCAGACAACAAAAAATACATCGGTCGAAAGTATTTCTGGTCGATTCGGAAAGTTAAGGGTAAATCCCGTCGTCAACGATCCGAATCCGACTGGAAAAAATACTACGGATCTAGTGACATACTCAAAACCCAAATCAAAGAATCTGACAGAAATCTCTTCAGACGTGAAATAATTTCTTTACATTCTACCAAAGGTAGAGTGAACTATGAAGAAGTCAAGGAGCAGTTTGCTTATGGCGTCCTTGAAGATGATAACTATTTGAACGACAACATCAATGGGAAGTGGCATCGTGGACCAGAACACATTACAAGCAAATCAAGATTCTCTGCCATCGCATCTAGGCGGACACCTCAACAAGACACATAACGATAGAGGAACGTTGGCGTTCTTGATCAGCGAATATGGCATCAAGTCGTTTCTTGATGTTGGTTGTGGTCCTGGCGGTATGGTCGCGCTCGCGAGCATGCGCGGGCTTGAAGCAGTTGGTATCGACGGCGACTGGGAAGTTCCGAAGGAAAAAGATACTCAGATTATCATTC